GAGTAGGCTCGATTCTGTCTGACTGCCCACCAATGCGTCCACCCTTGAGTTTAAGCATTGTCTGGCTGTTGTTGATATGAGCAGCGTCAAGAAGAGCACGCAAACTGCCGGTAAGAGCAGCACTAAGCCCACCAATGAGATGAGGTAGTCCAATAGCGTACGCTCCACGCCAAGGAATGAATTTAAACTCGACGTACCAGTCGAGCTTCTCGAGTTTCTCATCGTTACACTCCCAGTTACGGTATAGGCCAACAACCTTAGATGTTGTCTCGTCAATGGTTAAAATATACGGCGCGCGTTTACCTTCTGTCTCTGTGTCTTCGTCTAGGCGAATAAAGCAGGTGATCTCGTAAATACGGCGCAGCCCGTCAATATTTTTAGATGGGTTTTCTTTGCCTTCAATTTTATCGTTAGCCTCTTGGCTACGTGTCTGCTCGTTAAGTGGTGCGTCGGAGGTATACTCTGTGTCGATGTCGCGGTATATTCCTGCCTCGACGCGTTGAATAAACGCGTCTTCTGTGATGTCCTGTACTTCAGTTACGCGCGGGGACGTATAAAAATTAGTTGATGCGTACGGCAGCAGGATGTTGTCAATTGCTACCCACTCGCATGTCGGACGCTTTTGTTCTGTGTCAAAGCGCCACTTGAGGAACTGTGAGCCACCCAATGGTAGCTGAGTGAGCAGCTGCTCCATCTCGTCGCGGTACTCAGGGATCTGCTCGGATAGTTGCCAGTTAAGAAAGTCTACCTTGCGAGCCGCTGCCTCTTCCTTAATTCTGTCTGCGTTGCCCTTGATGTTTGACTTAACGATACCATCCGGTGGCAGTAATTCTTTGGAGGATGACGCCGCGAAGTCAACGCATGCCTCAGCCATAACGGGGTGGACGACTTTGGAGGCTCCGTCAAACGTGGCTCCCCCGGGCGCGTCCTTGCCGAGTCCAGTTCTACGAAGGCCTTCCTCGTACTGTTTATCTCGTTGCTTGCGTGACTCTTTGTCCACGTCAATTAAATCCAAGTACTCCTGCGCTAATCCCTCAAGCACGTCCTCGTCAAACACTTCGGCCAGGTTAGAGTAAAACTCTGGTGCCTCTTGTGGTGATGACTTAGGAATAAAGTTAACTACGACGCTACCATCCTCTAGCTCAATGACCTCTTCTTCTACGTCGCCTGGCTCTAAGCCAAGTGCGTCTTCGTAGTAGTCCATCTGGACGTCTTGCATCTGCGCCTCTTTAATGTTTTGCTCGGTCTCTAGACCGGGCAAATTAGCGCCTTGCTGAATTGGTAGTTGTGGTTGTGCCATAGATTATTTTTTGTAGAAACGGGTCTCTTTAATTTTTTGTAGGAGGTTGGCTTTTTTCTGAGCCTCGTCAGCTTTTAATTTTGCTTGGTATTGCTCCATTAGTTGACGCTCTTGTTCTTGCTTTTTGAAACCTTCAATAGTGGCGTCACCGAGCTCTGGTGAGTATGTTAATCCAGAGATTAAGGCGGTGAGTGGATTTATAGGGGCAAACGCTGAGTACCCAATACCGGCCGTTCTTGCTGCGGCCTCTGGATACTTTTGTGATTTAATATCTTGGGCAATTTGTTTAGCCTCTTCCGGGATAAACGGTATCTCAAGCGCAGACTGGCTCGCAATGTTTTTAACTGTAGACCCCGTTGCAAATTTCTGTGGTGTCTGGCCCTGGGCCATAATTGCCGCAATCATATCCTGCGGGGACATTTGAATGTGGCCACCGTCTGCCTTATGCAGCCTTGGGTCTAAAGGGTCATAGGTGCCTTCGTTGCCAATTGCTGATTTAACTTGGTTTGGCTCAAAAGCCACGGCGTTGTAAACTTTTGGTCTTTGCACTAAGCGGCCCATTGCATTTCTAAATGAGTCATCGCGGGTAACAATAACCCCGTCATACCCCATTTCTTTTAGTTTCTCAATTGGCATGCCATGTAAAGATTGTTCTGAAACATCAACGTATTTTGGATTTTTAATTGAAAGGTGAACTGGCATTACTTGAGAACCCTCAATAAAACGATTTTCTCCAAATATGTTGCCTTCGCTGTTTTTTCCGTAAGCACTGCGTTTTAAATAATCTTCCGCTCCAAAATACATTCCCTGACCATGGTATCCTTGGTCGTGTTGTTGTGCTAACTTTGGATCAAACGCGTCGCCTTTAAAGTCCGTCGTGTGGTGGTACATGGTAATTGGTTTACCATTATAGTCAACCACTTTGGTGTCTTTAAGGTATTTGGTTTTATTGGCTTGTTTTTCAAGCAAAGACAACGCGCTTTTTAAAACTTTACCGCCAGGTGCAAATTGTTGGGGTATGCCAGACTCTTCCATCAGCAACTGCTGTGGTGTCTTAAGCATTTCTTCAGAGGTGTGGGCTTTGGACCCGGCCTCTTCGAGCAGCATTTGATTGGGAGTTTTAAGAAGATTCATTCTAATTATACTAATGCAAAAAGAAAGCTAAAAACGCCCTATTGGGCGTAGGGATTAGAAAACTTCTTCTTTGAGTCGTCATCAGCGTAGTCATAGTCGCGCGCGGGTAGTGGGTCAAGCTGCAGCCAGCCGCTGTCCCTCAGAACGCGTAGGGCCTGGCTGAGGGCGTCAACGTAGTCGTCGTGGCCCCCTGCCTCGGGAAACGAGCAAACCTGCCGTAGGAAGCGTTTGGCCCACGGGGCAAACTCGCCTGGGTGGTCTGGGTCCTCGGGTATGAAGACCTTGCCCTTGGCGACCAGGGGCGCGACAATGTTTAGTCTTTGTACTTTATCCGCGCGCCCGGGGTTGTACCCGCGCACGGGGACGCCGGCGCCTTGGAGCTCTTGGATTAGTGAGATACCGGCGGACTTGTCCTCCATGAGGATAAGGTCTGCCTTCTTGCCTTTACCAAACTCATTGTCCGCGCCGTAGACAACCTCTTTAAAGTCGTCAATGACTTTACGGCGCAGCTCGGGGTAGGACAAGTGGTTGTCCCAGCAGTCGAGCAGTATGACGCAGGTGCCGGCGTCTTCTCTGTCAAAGACACCCCAGACCTCACAGGCAGTAGGGTCATTCATTGTCTTCTCGGAAGTGGCGGGGTCGTACGACGCGATCACGTACTCTAGGTTTGGTGTTGGCTTATTGGCTGGCCACATGCGGAACATCTTACGCTTGATGATGCCTGATGACTCTGGGTCAAGTATCTCACCATAGATCTCCTGTCTTCCAATGTCAGTGCCCTCATACGTCTCAAGCTGTTTGAAAAAAGTTTCTGATAGGTTTTCTCGGTTGTCGAAGGAGGAGGCGTTAACGACGTATACATCCCCACCTACCTTTCCCTCGTTAAGGTCGACGATAAGCTCTTTAGGTTTAGGGGTTGTAGTGATAATCTGCTGCACACGGCGGATGCGGGAGTCCTTGAGTCGAAGGGTAAACTGTACACCATCATAAGCGTCGTCGAGGTAATCAAAAGCGCACAGCTCGTCGAACCATGCTCCGTGGTATTGTTTACCTCGATACCGTTCCGGTTCGGACGCGGGGATTCCTTGTATAATGGATCCGTTGGTGAGGGTGATTTCAAAAAGGGATTTGTTGTAGTCCCGGATGAGGCTGGCGGGAATAATATTAAGTAGTCCGCTATCTCCCTCAAAACAAGTTGCTCGTATGTCATTTGAGGTGGGCGCGGTGACGAGCCAGCGGGTGTTGTCGTACAGCCAAGCACGAATGCCAATCCAATGACTAGCAGTGTGCGTCTTGCCCGATCCGCGGCCGGCAAGCATAAGAAACGTGTCGTACTCCCCATCATCTGGCTCCCTTTGGTGTGGTAGTGCCTGCAGCGCCCATTTAATTTGCCACAGTGCGGCGTCAAGCTGCTGCTTAGGCCAGTGGGGCCTATTTTTGGCGAATTCAGTAAGCGTCTGCTCTTGTTTTGGTGTTAAAGACATGGAATAAAACCCTCTCCCGCTAAAATGGTGCCGTCTTCGCCGTTAGTTTCGATGTGTACGCACAACTGGGCCGGGATTGGGCTGATTTTGCTGACGTACCGGCGGCCGTAGTGTATTTTTGGCGGCGGGGAGTCCTGCTCTGGGTGAATTTTGACGCGGCACTTAAATTTTACCGTGTAGTAGTTGTATACCTCGTCATGCTCCAGGGAACTTCTGCAGCCAAGCGACTCCACAAGCAGCTGAATGCGCCTTGCCGTGTCGTAATGGGTTGATGTTACCCGAAACTTGTCCTCTCGCTTGGAGTATTGCCTGTTTTTTGCGCAGACAATCCCGGAGAGCAGGTCAATTCGCTGCTCCGTGGAGGCCAGCAGGTAGTTATTGGGGATAATCTTAGGAATATTAGGGATTAACTGGGATACAATCGTCGGGCTTACCGCAAAGGCACGCTCCCCGGTGTTCAATGTCTCCTTGGTCTGCACCCTGTAGCCGTGATCCCTAAACTTTTCGTGGACGTACTCCTCAGTATTGCGCGCCGGGCCCATCTTTCCGGTGGATCTACGCGCAAAAAACCAGAACCCAAACAGGAACGGGGGCACCGGCAGGTCCTTGTGGGGTAGTTCCAGGGGGTTGGCCGTGGGGACCGAGATGGTTTTTCTGTTGCGCTTGTCGAGCAGGGGGGTGGTGAGGAGCGTCTGGGTGTCCAGGGGCCTAAGCGGACGGCGAAATTGTAGCTTGCCCTTGTATGTCTGGAGCCGGTTGCGGTACTTGAAGTTTTCTGTGGGGAGCGTGAGCCGGGAGTCGCCGTTGATGGTGAGGTAATCGTTAAACGTGACCTCATAGCAGGCGGTGCCCTGGTACTGCTGCGCCATTGTTACCTGGACCAGCTTGCCCTTGCGGTCAAAGACATAGTCGCCTACCTCCAGCTGAGACGCTGGCTTCCAGTAATCAAGCGTTAGTATTTTTGTAGTTGCGGTTATTGCCATAAAAATTATCTAGGACCCAGTGGTCCAGCCATCGCCCTAGCGGCGTGCGTATCCTATTTTGAATTTCAACCGGCATCTTTGAGATACTAACTGTCTCCGCCGTAATGGAAAGTCTGAACTGCAAATACTTTACGGTTTCTGAATCGAATACCTCTACAGGCACGTCAACCGAATCTAAGTTATCTGCGTTACACACCAAAACACGAAACCCAAGAAGCTGGCCCCGGGGCCCTTGCAGTGCCCCCTGTATTTGGTAAACGTATTTGCTCATACTAACACTAATGCAAAAAATAATGTATTAGTGTCCCGGTTTTAAAAATAAAAACGGGGTGACGGGGGTTGCGGACCATATTCGACCCCCCTTACCATTTTATTTATTTTTTTTAAAAAAATTAAAAAAAGAGTAAAAAGAGGCCGCTACCCCCGTCACCCCGTCAAAACTTTGTAAGTTGTTGATTCTAGGTTTTCTAAATGATAATTGTTATCATTTACTTTTTTTAAAAAAAATTTAGAAATAAGGGTTTTCCCTGTATATGACAGTTTTTGGGGTAATTTACAAAAGTTCAGTCTTGGGTATGGGGCCACCGAGCCCGACCCGGACAGGACCCAAACTGGGTGTATCGGTTTAAAAAAAGCCCCCTATGC